ATTTGGGTTGAATAACCCGACGTGATGCCGCCAGCGAGCGCCTGTGCACGATCCAAACCAGAGGGATGGAACGCAGGACGCAAGCCAAACGGAGCATTAGTGCTAGACATAAAAAACTCCTTAGTTAAAGATTACCCAGCGAAAACTGGGACTTTGCTTGGTTGCTGATCAAAAGAGCCAAGACCTTCACCTTCAACATTCACGAGCGACTTACCATTGCTATCGCGTTGCCCTTGGAGACTTTCTAGCTGAACACGAACTTTGTCGTTTTCCTCACGAGGCTTGTCATGGTGGTGATACAACATGAGATCCTGATAAATATCCATTGGCAATTTAAATAGCAACATTTCGTTGCAAGCTATATGCCCAATTTGCTCTCCAGATTTAACCTTGTAATCTTCATAGCCGGGTAACTCTTCAGATTTAACTGGCACGTACCCATTGCGAATCCGTTTATCGATTGAATCGTAGCTATTGGTTGTTGAAAGCCAGCAAAGGTGCCACCCATCCATGTTGGGTAGTTTTGGCAGTGCTGATTGCGTCCATTCCTCGTCCCACATCTTGCGACGTTCTTGCGTAGAAATGAACTTAGTCTCTGGAGCTGAGCGGGATGCCTCCACACTTGCGCGTTCCTGACGTCCGCCAGCCTTCAGAGATTTTTTTAAACGTGATTCCATATTATTACTCCCATGTATTAGTTGCGGTTCAAGCGATCGAACTTGACGAATTCGGCGATCATCTTCTTTTTGCGCTCTGGGTTGTCCCATGCACCAATCTCCTTCATTGCTTTAACCCTTTCAGGCGAAAGCATGAACTGAGAGCGGTTGTTACCCCCAAATGCGGCTGAAGCTTCACGACCAGAACTTCCCACTACGTTCCTCGGTTTCCTAACGACGGAATTATCGTTTGTGTTCTGATTGTAACGGTGTGGTAGAGATTTTTGCAAGCGGCTATCTAGTTCATCCCAATAATCAGGATCAGATGGATCCCAACCTTCGGTAACTAGCAACTCATCTACCTTTTTTGCGATCTTGCTATCGCTATCGTTAGCGTCTGGCACGTACCAAGAGTTACGCTTCATCCATTCAGCGGCATTACGCTGTACTGTTGGGTCTGGCAACTCATGACGTGATTGTTCTTGCACTTCTTGCGAAGCACGGTTTTTCATGTTTTGCAATTGCGCAAGCTGGTTCTCAGATTCACGCCACAAAGTCTGTGCTTCGACCATTGCGTCGCCGTCACTGTTCTCCGCCGCCTCTTTAAGCTTCATTTTGGCGTATTCCAAGCGTACTTGGCTGTCCTCAATGTTCTTATCAATGCGGGAAATCTGACTGTTCTTGGTTTCGCGCTCTACATTCGACAATCTGCGCTTGAATTCTTCATTCTCACGCTGTAATTGTTGAAGGCGAATGTCTTTTTCTTCTCTTGTAGCCCTCTGAGCCAGTCTTTTGGCCTTGCGGATGTTGCGTTTGGCTTCTCTAAGCTCCGCATTGTCATCAGGATGGTCTGCATCATCAGCATCAACGTCACCACCCTTTGATTTTTCATCAGAAGACTGGTTTTTTTGATCTGAATCGTCTTCATTGATCATGTTGTCAGGTAAATCTACGACTGCGGAGCCGTCTTTACCCTCTTCAATGTTCAGTTCCAACTGTTCTTTGGTATCTGTACTCATTTTTTTGCCCCCTTAAACATAAGCTTTAAAAGACAAAGGATCGTCAGTGATTTTTGCAATCACTTCGTGGTCATTTATTGTCATGAATAGCACTGGATCTTCTTTGGAGTCTGCATTGGGATCATTACGCTCCCAGCGATCTCCACCCCAGCGTGGTACGCGCACGAAATCACCTACTTGTGCCCAAGTTCCCTCTGGCCAAGACTCCATGGTGTCGCGGTTTTTGTATGCCAAAGGCCCAAGTGCCACGACCTTACCGATCATGTTGTTCCACTTTTCGTTTTCTTTGGTTTCATCGACGATGATGATCATTCCAGCCTTCTTTTTGATGCGGCGTAACTGAACAATTACGCGCCCTCCAAGAGGTGTCTGACCTGCATTCACTTGCGGGAATGCCCACTCCAGCTCTTGAGGATCAGACGCTTGCGCGCTTCCCTCGATCGTTGGGATCTTTTCTTTCTCACTCATACTAACTCCTAAAATGCACCATAGTTTCAGGTGCGTCATTTATGCGTTTTTCAACGCGGCCTCGTCCTTTAGGGGGACTTATTCTTGATTTTTGTCTTCGTCTAACATTCGGTTAATGGAGTCAAGGACAAATTGCAGTCCCTGATTCTCACCAACCATGCGCTGATACGCTTCCCACGTAATGGCGTTGCCTGCCGCGAGAGATAAGGCAATCTCTCCTTGGCGCAACTTCACTACATGCAGGATTGGTTCTATCATTTTTTCTTAGCTTGAGATAAGCCGCCTTGTGGCTTCTTAGCTGGTTGTTTTTCGCCTTTTGGCTCTAGGCTTGTGCCGTCAAGCTTTACGCCTTGAGCCATGCGTTGGTGGTAACGCACCATTGGGCCTTTTTGTTCTGCATCAGATGTTGCCATTTTCATTTCCTTGAGGTTGTGACGTTTCCGTCGGTTGTTGCATAGCCGCTTGTTGCATGGCTGTGTCCTGCTCCATTGCGTGCTTCTGCATATCGTTAGCTTGCTCTGCGCCATGCATCTGCAAGGCGTTTTGCTGGGCTGTGTTTTCCTGAATCACTTGACCAGTGATCTTAGCGTTTTCGATCGCAATTTTGGCGGCAATCTCCTTGTCGTGCTCAATTGCTTGAGCAGAAATCTTTGCCTGTGCTTCTTGTGCACGCTGTTGATCTGCTTGAGCCTTACGCTGTGTCTCAGCCATGCTGGTGTCGTGAACAACTTGTGCATCAGGTGGCAAGTTGCTCTTGGCAGACTGTGCGCGCTGTTGTGCTTGCTGGATCAACTGCTGGAAGGCAGGTATGAACTGCTGGAACACTTCCTTGACATCCAGCGTGACGTGAGCGCCAACCGTGGTGTACAACTGATCGATCGCAGACGTGAGCTTAGGATCGTCGTAGTTGTCCACTGGCTTGCCTTTGTTGGCCTGCTGGACGTAGCCGTTAGAGCGGTTCAAGTACCACAACGTCATGTGTTGCTTCAAATGCTCAATCAGGTGGTTCAAATACTGTGGATCCGCAAATGGTGACTGACCCAAGAATGGGTTTAGGCCAAACTGCAAGTGATCCTGTATGTGAGCAATGTGATCCTGTTGCATGTACGCATAGGCTGGCTGGCCAATCAACATGGCCGCGTTTTCATCAGCAGAGGTACGCTGTTCAGGCGCAGGCACGTCCTTCATCAATTCATTGATGTTTGGCACCTTCATCTGCTTCAGTGAGCGCGCCAAGACGTTGTTCATGTTGAACTGGTCAGGGTGCTTCTCAGCCAAGGCGATGACAGCCTGCATCTGCGCCATGCGCTGTGTCTCAGAGAAGATGTGTGGGTCAGATACTGGCACCACGTCTGTGTTCTTTGAGAAGTCTTCGCGGTTGATATCCAAATCAGCCACCACGTCAGACTTGCGCATTTCATCAAAGTGCCAACGGTTGAGGCGACACAAGATTTTTAATACGCGTGCTTGGCTTTCATGTAATCGTGCATGGATAGCACTGAATACCGCGGCGCCTTGCTCAATCAAAGCCTGTGTGGTGCCTACAGGGGCGTTAGCGTTGACGTCAGCGATCTTTTCTTCGCTGGTGGTCACTACCCCCTTAGCCGCGTTGTCAAGCCAGCCTAGAAGCTGGAATAGAACTGCGCTAGGTGGGTTGAATGGCATAGGCATAGCGATCTGACGGATGTCAGTGACACCGGGTGCTCCCTCGATCTCCACAATCTGCGTCACATCTACCTGCTGGCTCTGTCCTGACATCTTCGCGCCCTTGAGCTTGAGCATCGTCGCGGCGTTGTTAATGTGAGCACTATCCAAAAGGGCACGTAAAGAGCCAGTAAGAGCGGCAGACAAGCCACCGATAAGATGAGGTAACCCAATCGCATATGC